AATTTTACAATTCCAGTTAATACAACAGGATATTCCTATAACTCTGCGGGATTTGTTTATAACAAGAGCGATCAGGACGGTGATGTAACATATACTAGAATTTTTCTAGGTGCAGTAGCTCATATGCATCAATTACAAATTACTTTATCCGATACTCAATTGGCTGATCCAGTGAAAGGAACAGCTCAGTTTGAAATGCAAGGTCTTGTGTGGTGGACTAGAAAGATGGGGCGTATAAGGGGTTAAAAGGTTAACAGAATTGTATATCTAAAATAATTAATCGTAAAACTTGGAGTCATGTTTGAGCAGTCCAGCACCTCTAAACGCACAATCTAGTTTTCTTCCTCCTGAAATCGACTTTCCTGAAGATAATCAGGAATTCCGTGAAATACTTACTAATCGAAATAGACTGCTTGCTAACATTATTAATGTTAAAGAAAATTCAAACTATGAACGCAGAGAATTATTAAGCGCGCAGCAATGGTTTTCTCAAGTCGTTCAAGGTTATATCATCACGCAATATGGATTTCGTTTAAGCTTCGATTTGATAAGTTTGAATGGCGGACCAATTGGTCCAGGTGTAACGACGATTGCAGTTCCAACCGATCCTTTAGTTAACACTCCGACCGTTGTTAATTATACTCAATCTTTATTCCCAACTCATGGTTTTGGGGGTGCTACAATTGGCACAACATTTTATTTTATTAACGATCCTGATATATATGTGAGATATATTAATACGAGTACGACCGTGCAAGCGGTTGAGGTCCATAATAATACAGGATTAAACATTACTCAATTTTATTGGGTTTTTGAATACTTGAAAAAATGAGGTTTTATGGCTGGTTTTTCTGATTTTCTTTTTGGGAACGAATCTAAAATGAAAGGATTCAATCAAGACTCTTTGCAAACTCTTTTGCAAATGCTTCAAGGCGGAGGATTAGAAGGGAATTCATTATATGGAGGAGGATCTAACTTTCTTCAACAACTTTTTGGAAATGATCCACAATTTTGGCAGAATTTCGAACAACCATATCTAAATAACTTTAATGAAAGAATTGCTCCAGGAATTGCAGAAAGATTTGCAGGAATGGGAACGGGTGGAGGGGCATTAAGCTCAAGTGGCCTTCAGAATTCTTTAGCACAAGCGGGAAGAGGTCTTCAGAGTGATTTAGCAGCAATGAGAGGTAATATGCAAATGCAGGGATTACCTCAAGCTTTGCAATATGCTCAACAACCTGTATCTAATATGATGACAGCTGCAGGAATGGTTCCACAACAATATTATGAAAGACCTGGACAAGGTGGATTAGTTCAAGGCGGATTAAATTCATTAATGCAAGGATTTGGTAGGTCCTTTGGAGGAGGTTTCTGATGGTTCACGTTTCAACACCAAGACCAAGTTTAGGAGAAGCGTTAGGTAATGCTATTGGCGGATTAGGTGGGCAAATTGCTGGTCAAGAATATAATCGATCTAGAACAAGACAAGATATAGATAGACTTAGACAAAATTCTCAAAATGCTTCCCCACTCGATTTAGCGTTTAATCTTACTGAAGCTATGGCATTAAATCCAGCTATCGCAAGGGGCATAGGTCCTTTAGCACAAACATTATTGCCGATGATGAGAGCAAATAAAATGTTTCCTGAAGGTGGGCAATCAGGAATGCAAAATCAACCTCCAGGACAAATAAGCCAAGGAATGGACCTATCAACAGGCGCTCAAAATGCTCCAGGTCAAGCACAAAATCAACCAATTCAAGGCGAAGCAAATCCTCAGCCACCTACTACTTCAGGTGTTTTACCAAGGATAATGCCTGCAGAAGAAATCCAGGCCCTTTCAGAAAGAGCAGCTAGAGAAATGGGTGATCCAAATGCTGCAATTACATATCAAAACTATTACAACAACCAAAATCAAATCGCTCAACAGGCGAGACAGGCAGCAGAACAAAAGGCAGCTTCGCTAGGTGTTACTCCTGATGAAATACCTGAATTCTTGCAAGTTGGACAACAATTTGGATATGAAAAAGATCTCGATAAATGGGCTTTGAAAACACAACAAGCTTGGGATACCTATAAGAATGCGAAGACAAAATTAGATAATGCTGATATTCCTGGATGGTTTAGAGGTTTAAGAGAAGGACCAAAAGCAAGAGAAACCTCTTTAAAAAGACTTGAAGGAACTGTTCAAGATCTAGTTAAATCAGGATTCGAAAATCAAACAAGAAATAAACTTGCTTCTGAAGGATTAAGTCCAACAGAAATTGAAGGTTTAATTTTCCCAATGGGAACTCAAATACAAAAGGCGTTAGATAAATTTCCAAAAGGAACATTTCCAAAAGAAGAACCGGCCGGAAAAGAAGGCTATCTTAATACAAAACAGCCAACTTTTATAAGTTATGAAGAAGCCCTCGAAAAAGCTCCAAAAGAAATGGAAGTAATGCAAAATAGATTGTCTAATTTCTTTAAAAATAACGTTAATCCAGATACATCCTTGTTAGTTTTAAGACATCAATTATGGAATGATAAGGATTATGATTGGAGACAAATAGGACCAGCTGTAAGAGATGCGGTTCAAAAAGGTCTTAAATTATCTCCAAAACAACAAACAGAACTCACAGAACTAGAAACACAACCACCTAGACAATCAATCGCTGATGTATTTAAAGGGTATGGGAGATGGATAGATTTAATTAGAGGTAATAAATGAATCCTATTGCTCAGGGTATGGCACTTGGATATACCGGAAATCAATTATTATCTTTTCTCACTAAAATGATTCCGTCAATTGCTCCAAGAGTTGAAAAAGCAATAAGTCAGGGTCATTCCATTGAAAGCATAATTAATTTCATTGGAAAAACAATGGAATCTGATTCATTTCCAAAGAATATGACCCAACAACAAATTCATGGTAAAAATACCAAAAAACAAGATGAGTTGACTAAGGGTATTCTGAAGATAGGCTCTTCGTTAGTTTTAGGAGGCCTAGGAGCAAAAGCATTGTCACGAGCGTTACCACAGTCCATCCAATCACTAATCCCTGGTCTTGAGAAGGAAGTCTTGACAGAAGAGAGCAAATCTCAATTGCTCCATGACCAACAAGCCATAAAGGGGCCATCATTAGGGAATACAATATCATCAAACCAAACGCAACAACTGCCTTCTTCATCTCCAAATCCTCCAGTTTCAGCGATTATAACACAAAATGCCCCTACAATTCAACCTGAAGTAAAAACTATACAATTACCTGAAACTTTACAGAAACAAGCATCAGCTCTTTTAGAAGCAGGAAATACTCCAGAGCAAATTGAAGCAGTTATAAAATCTACTCAATCAAAAATAGTCAATGAATATGAAAAAGCAACAAATACACCTATTAGAACAGCAATCGAAGATTTTATTAAAAAAGTACCTATTAAAGAAATACAGGAACAACCTTCAATTTCACAGAAGCCTGCAATACAGAAACCAACCAGTTCTGAAGTATTGCGTCCAGTAGAAGAAAAACCAAAAATAGAAGAAAGAAAAACAGTAGCTCTTCCTAACGGAGATATAGGCGAAATCACGAATATTCGCCAAGATATTGCCACCGTTAATGCGAATGGAAAGGAATATCGAAGAAAAGTCGATGAATTAATCGAATCTCCATTACCACACAAAGAACTTTCCGACTTGTACAATGATCTTGTCAAAGGAATAGAAAAAGAAACAGGTCAGCAAGTTTCTAGAGCTGTCAATTATGTAGGATTTAATCCTGAAGAAAAATCTCTTGTTGTTCATTATGCTACTCCTGGAGCTGATACATATGTATTTAATGACTTGAGTGAAAATAGAGTTAAACAACTTATGGGATTAGAGCAATTAAGAAGAGGAAGCGGGGAAAATTATATAGGAGCTTTCGAGCAAGGATCTAAATCTGTATTGGGGAGTAAATTACATGATTTGGTCAAAGAGTTAGAAAAAGAACGTGGCGGAAAAGGGAAGGCTCACGAATTTACGTACAAGACATTATACGATGCTTTAGAGCCTGGAAAGAAAGCAGCACATGAAAGACATAAAGAAAAACAAGTTGAAGCATCTCGATTGAAGAAAGAAGAAAAAAATAAGGAAAAGAAAAATGTCAAAAAAAGAAAAGCCCAAAAGCCAAGACTTGATTAAACTTCTTTTTTTATTAAAGAATATGGGAAAAAAATCACCTAATAAAAAGTAAACAATTTGTTACAAATGTCATATTTCCACAATTAAAGTAAATATGAGTCTAACATTAGAAAGATGTGTTAGATTTTTTGAAAAATTCACACCAATTGATTTTTGTACACTTTTCATATGTTAAATAAAATTTATATTTGATATGGTGACGTTACGAGCATATCAATAGGTATGGCCGAAACTGAAATAAACCTATCTCTATCAGAGTGAGGTATCTATGAGCGGTAAATCGCCTCTTGGCAATTCCAAAGAATCAGGTTCTTATGAAGGAACAATCGCACAATTTCCTATTTCTGGATTTGATGTAATCAAAGCAAAAACTGATCCTGGAACAAATAAAAAGTTTCCAGTGACTTCAATTTGGGTTAATACCTTAGCAGGAACTGTTTGGATTCAAGTTCAACCAGGTGTTTGGATTGCATTAGGAAGCGGTTCAGGAAACGTTTTAAGTGTAATAGGAACGGCAAACCAAATTGCATCAGCTCCTACAACTGGTAATGTCATTCTTTCTTTGCCTCTTGCAATTATAGCTCCGGGTTCATTAACTACCACTACAACGCTTACAGGCGGAACAGGTATTACGGCAACTACGGGCAATATTACCGCTTCAGCAGGTAACGTTTCAGCTTCTGGCTCTGTAACAGGGGGAACTGGTGTTACGGCTACAACTGGAAATGTCACAGCAACAGCAGGCGCTGTAAATGCTGGAACATCTATGACAGCGACACTTGGAAATATTACAGCTACAAATGGTAATTTAGTTTTGAATGGAGCTGGAAATAAATTAGTGATTCATGCTAGCACTGCCGCTTCCGATTCAGTAGGAACATCAGCAGCATTAGATGGTGCATCTCCTTCTCAATTAGTAGTTTCGACAACCGCAGTATCAGCAGCTTCTAAAATATTCTTGACAATTAATACCCCTGCTGGAACTCCTGGATTCCTTTCTGTAGGTACAATTGTTCCGGGTGTAAGCTTTCAAATTAAATCATCTGCAAATGGTGATACTTCTACAGTTAATTATTTAATCATTAATTAATGAGGAAAAATGGCTAAAGAATCAAAAAAAGCGCAAAAAAAAATTCATAAAGTGATGAGTGAATTTAAAGAAAATAAACTTCATAGCGGTTCTAAGAAAGGGCCTGAAGTTTCGTCAAGACGCCAAGCTCAAGCTATAGCAATGTCAGAAGCAGGTTTATCGAAGAAAAAACACTGAAACAAGCGCAAGCAATTGATATAATATCTTCTAAAAAGAGGGTATATGTCAAAAATTAAACAAGGTATAAATGTTATTTGTCAAGCGTGTAAGAATGAATTCTATGTTGCTAAGTATAGAAGCGAAACTGCTAGATTTTGTAGTTTACATTGTCAAAATCACAGGCAATATGAAAGGTTCAAATTTAAATGCAAGCAGTGCGGAAAAGAATGTGAATCATCTCCTTGTAGAAAAGGGAAAAAAAGTTTTTGTTCTCTAGTATGTAGCAATGAATTTCAGATAGATAGAAAAAACTGTAATCGAGAAGTTTGTGGATATATGGAATATGAATGTTGTTTAGATATTCATCATAAAGATAAAGATCCAAACAATAATTCATTAGAAAATTTGAAAGTTGTATGTGTAATGTGTCATAGGAAAATACACAGAAAAATTATAAATTTTTAGGTTAATCAGGAAAATACACAGAAAAATTATAAATTTATAGGTTAATATGGCTAAAAAAGATATGACTTTCACTGAAAGCAGGCAATCAATGAAAAGAGAAACTGCTCAACATGATTATGCTCATCATAAATATCCAAAAGAAATGACTGGATCGGATTATGCTGATCGCACGATTTATGCAAGACGTGCAAGGGAATTTCAGGCGATGAATAACCCCATGTCAATGACTGAATTTGAACAACAAGAAGTCTACAAAGAAAAACAAGCCAGAGTAGATGCACGAGATATTTACATTAAAGGAATTCAGGGTAGAGATGGGGGAAATAGATCAGATAGATTTGAAAGCAAGTTTGAAGATGGCCCAGAAACAAATTGAGGTAATATGAAAAGTAGTCGAATAGCCTGGGAAACATTAAGAACTCTTGATAGTGCTAGTGCGCCATTTAGCACGGGTATTTACACTGCACTTGGTGTGCCTTTACTTTTTCCTTCCTATATTCTAAAAATTGTTAATTCTTCAAATATATTAGTGACTGTATCGATAGACGGATTAACAGACATTGATGTTGCACCAGCAAATAGTTTTTTCCTTTATGACGAAGGTAAGCAAGGATTGTCCTCTTCTTTGCCTGCAATTCCGCAAGGTAGCCAGATTTATGTTAAGTCAGGAACCGGGGGAGCCGGAGTTGGAAATATTTATCTTGTTAGTCAATATATAGCCCAGGTTTAATTATGAGCCAAGCAGGTATAATAAATATAGCGGGTGGCGGAGGAGGTGGCTCTCCAGTTCAAACATTAACCGGTAATACGGGTGGACCGGTTCCTCCAACAGCTAACAATATAAATATTGTGGGCACAGGAGCAGTAAGTGTTGTAGGTAATCCAGGAACGAGCACGCTTACAATATCTGTTGCCACAGATAGTTTTTCTTGGTCTGAACAAAACGCCAATTTTAATGCAGCTATTCAAAACGGGTATTATTGCAATGCAGCATTAACGGTTTCTCTTCCATCCACTGCAGGTTTATTGATAGGAAGTACAATAATTATCTACATTGATACTTCCTCTGTTGTCACCATACAAGCAAATACAGGGCAAATGATTCAAGTAGGTAATCAAGTATCAACTCCAGGTGGAATAGCTTCTTCAAGCACTAAAGGAGCATTGTTAGAGTTGAATTTCAAACCTTCTGATTTAACATGGCATACAATTGCTTCGATGGGCACTTGGGCCGTAACATGAAATATTAATTAGATATTAAGGAGTTATATTATGGCAACCACCCCAGCTAATGACCTAAACATTAGTCAAGCCGGCTATGTTGTTTTCGATGGAACGGCTACTTTTACAGGTAGAACATTTCAAGCTGGTGCAGGTATCACGCTGACTAATGCAAGCGGTGTAGTGGGTAATACAACCATTGCATCTACTGGAGGTGGATTTACCTGGACGGACGTTACAGGGGCTACTCAAACTATTGCTATACAAAATGGATATGTAACAGATCATAGTACAACTGTAGTTTATACTTTGCCAGCAACCGCAGCATTAGGAGACGTTATTAAGATTGTAGGAAAGTTAGGTCTTGCCACTATTACTCCTAATGCCGGACAACAGATTCTTATTGGTTCTACTTCTGGTCTTGTTGGAGCTACTGGAACAGCTACTTCAAATAATTTAGGAGATTGCATTGAATTAGTGTGTATTACGGCAGGTGCTAGTACGGTTTGGCGTGCTGATTCCGTAGTGGGTACATGGACCTTGGTTACTTCATAAATTTAAAGCAGTCTGTTATGCGAAAAGATGATATGAGTCAAATTTCTAGTTATAAGTGTTTCTGTTGTGTTCAAGGCCCACAAGGTGTTCAAGGAAGCCCATAATGTTGAATGTCTTAAACTTCTCCCATAATGATCTAGGTTTCCTGATTCATCAAAAATCAGCATTATTCATACAAATTAAATGAGAAAATCAATTGAGTAATCCAAGTTCAGACAGCTTCAGAAATCCTCTCAAATATGGGGGACAAGATTATAGTTTTGCTCCTCGATATTTACGAAATCGCGATCCTTCTTCTAATGATATCAAGCCAAAAGAGCAGCAAGGTTATTATCCCTTAGCATCCTTATGGAGTAATTCAACAAATGGGAATTTATGGGCATTAGCACAAATAGTTAATAATTTAGCAGATTGGGTTTTGATTTCTAATTCAATTGGAGCCTTATTAAAAGTAAATTTACAATCTGGTACTACTCCAATAGTTCCAACAGCTGGAGCTATTACATTTAATGGCGCCATTGTAGCTGCTGGAACTAATCCAGTTCGTACCGATGGTACAGGACCTAACACAATGGCTCTAGAAGTACAGTTATCGCAAGCTATTGGATCTACAAATGCTACAAATGTTGGTCTCTCAGCCTTTAAAAATACACAATTTGTTGTCGATGCAAATGGATTTGTTTCTTTTGTAAATATTCCATTTAGTAAAATTAATATACAGGTTGTTTCTACTCCTGGCACTTCAACATATACTCCATCAGCTGGTACACAATATTGTGTTGTACAAGTTATTGGTGGTGGTGGTGGTGGTGGTGGTGCCGATGCAAATTTTGCTTCGGGTTCTGGAGGTGGTGCTGGAGCTTATGCAGTCGGAGTTTTCACGGTTGCAGCAGCAAGTGGATTAACAATTACGGTTGGAGCTGGTGGTGCTGGAGTATTAAATTCCAATGGACTTCCTGGAGCTGCATCGAGTTTTGGAGGTAATTTAGTCGCAGGAGGAGGGGCTGGAGGAATAAATGGACCAAGTGTAGTTAGTTGGGCTATAACTGGAGGTCTTGGTGGCATTTCTTCTGGTTCTGCTAGGTCTTATAGCGTAAATGGAGAAACTGGATATCCTTGTTATGGTGCAATGGTTCCAACTGAAGCTACTTTTACAATATTCAGTTCAAATAATTTTTCAGGAGCGGGAGGAAATTCAGTTTTAGGAGCAGGCGGATTTGCTAATGGATCGTCTGTTGCTTTTGGTATCGGAGCTGCTGGAACTCAAGGCGGTGGAGGAAGTGGAGCAAATACAAATACTGGAGATGGTGCCTCTACTGGTGGAAATGGTGGAAATGGTGCGGTAATCATAACAGAATATATTTTTGGTTAACAAATAAGAGGTTGATATGGCAACTACTCCTGGAAATGCAATAAATGAATCAACAACTGGCATAACAGGTTTTACCGGTACTGCATTTACTGGAACTGCAATGTCGGCAAATCAACTTGTAGCAGGTGGAGCAACTTCTAGCACACTCCAAAATATTGCTGGAGGTGCAGCAACTAGTACTGTGTTAATAGGAAATGGAGTATCAACACTGCCTTCTTTCTCAGCAACCCCTCAATTGACTGCATTAGGTATTGGGGCAGCAGCAGGAGCAAGCGGATTAACATTTGATGGTACTAATCTTCTTGCTAACTATGCTACGGGAACTTGGACACCTGGTATTGCATTTGGCGGAGGAACCACTGGAATCACTTATTCAAGTCAGGTGGGTTACTATACGCGCATTGGGAACGTTGTACACATTAGTTTAATCGTATCTTTAAGTAATAAGGGTTCTTCAAGTGGACAAGCAACAGTAACAGGTCTTCCATTTACTACAGGAGCTCATTCAAATACAGCTGTTGTTAGTACTTTTAATAGTAATATAACTTACACTGGATTTAATGCTGTAGTTTTACAATTTAACAATAGTGCAACTACAATGGGTGTTATAGTTTCAATAAGTGGAGGAGCTGCTTCTCCAGTATCAGATACCAGTTTTGCGAATACTAGTGCTATCGTAGGTTCAGGATTTTACATCATCGCATAAATTTTTAACGGTCATATTATGGTTAGAGCTATTTTTTTATATTTCATGTTTTTTGTATGCAATTGCTTTTCCTATCAATATGACTTATCAATATGTACTATTTTCAGGGATGAAGCACCATATCTCAAAGAATGGATAGAATATCATCGATTGCTTGGAGTACAACACTTCTATCTATGCAACCATGTCAGCCAAGATAATTATCTTGAAGTTCTCGACCCATATATCAAAAAAGGAATCGTTGAATTAACAGAAAGTTCTATTGGCAATGTTGATTTTTATCATTTTTGTTTTGGAGTTCAAATTGGGTGGTTCAATCATTGTATTTCTAAAGCTAAAGATGAAAGCAAGTGGATAGCATTTATTGACTCAGATGAATTCTTAAACCTAGTACAAGGAAATTCTCTCGTTGAGTTTCTTAAGGACTATGAAGAGTTTGGAGCATTAGGAGTCAACTGGCTGATGTTTGGTACCTCTAATGTCGAAAAGATAATCTCAGATCGATTAATGATCGAACAACTGTTACTATGCTCACATACAGATCATTTTAATACATACATCAAGAGCATTGTAAGAGCCGATCGAGCAACTGGTTTCCATTCTCCTCATTATTCTGGATTTATGCCTCCATACTATCTTGTCAATACAGACAAACAACAAATTCTCAATGATAGAACGGGATATGTCCAATACAATAAATTATTTATTAATCACTATTGGACACGAGATGAAGACTACTTGGAATATGTTAAGATACCACGTCAAATCATGTTCGGTAGCACTGCTGAGACAGTAAGAGAAAGAAATGATGAGATGAATAGAAATCTTGATATGTCTATTCAAAGATTTGTGCCGGCTCTTAGAAAGAGAATGGGATTAGATTAAGCATGCATAAAAAATTAAGATCATGTATCCAAAGTTAAGATTTCGTATACATGATCCATTTATTTTTTAATTCTCTTCTCTCTTTTCGGCGTTCAGTAATCCCACTATATAATTGTAAGATATGATGTAATGTTGTTCCATTTCATAATGATATTTAGTGCGATGCAATAACGTATCTACGCGTTGCCATTCCGCATTAACTGAAAGACCATATTGAGCAACAAGAGTTATAATTCCTGCAATTACTTTTTGAGCAGGACTTCCCGGATACAAAGCACTTATTGCAGAGCTAAAACACCATTCGGCTTTTTTCTTATCATCTGCAGGCATCAATAGGCAAGTTTCTTCCGCTTCTTTGAAATATTTATTTGCTTCGTCTTGATGATATTGAATTTGCTCTTTGCATCTAATCATGAATTCTCTTTTAGCATCTCGATTGCTTTTGACATTATTCTCAACAGTTAAAACAATACTTGACTTTTCTGTGAGATATTTATCAAATGTAGAAGCTTCTGCATGATATGCTCTCAATGCATACTGTACGCCTGCTAACAAGAAAAATAACGATAAATAATTGGCTATGCTGCGTTTACTTTTTATGATCCATGAGTCAGATAGATAGATCAATGCTACTGTAATTGATGAAATAATTAGAGGTGACATGAGTTTCCTTGTGTTTTGTGGTGTCTTTCAATTTAGCACATCTTCTAGATTTTTATTTTTGATAGGCCGATAATGGTGATTATGTTTAATTAGAGTTTCCATTATCACATTTCATCTTTATCTTCAATTCTTTTAATTTTGGTAATGGTCTCCTGAAAGCAGGCTTCATTTCACCTTGTGGAGAAATATAAATTGGACCTTTTTCAGCTGTTTCAGATTTAAAAAAACCTACCAATTTAAAATCTTTATGATAAGTACAACCTATTTGTTTATTTCTGTATTTTGAAAATCCTATCTTGCAAATATTAGGTTCATCTTCCAATATGGAGACATATCCAGCACTCATTTTCTATTCCTTATCAAAATTACGATGATAATTACCACTAATTTGTTTTTGTCGATGAGTGGGGAAAATCGTTGAAAATCCAACTTTACAAATATCTGGACCATCTTCTAATACATATATGAATCCTCTAGACATTTTTAATTTCCTTTATTTTCATGTTCATATAGTAAATCCACGGCTTTTGATATCAATGCAGATTTATCAGGTTTTCCCTTCTCTAATATTTTCTTAGAACAAATCTCATTAAGTTTTTTGATAGATTCAATAGTTAGATAAACTGTTAATTTTGCTTTTTTCGGTGTTTCGGTTTTTACCTCTTTCGGTATTTCTGTCTTGTAATCATTAAGTGATAGTCTATTTCCAATTGACTTAGCTGCTTTATCAACGTTATCCATGTTTCCTCTCTATAACTTCTGTTGTAAGATTTTTATAAGCTTCAGCACCCTTTGATTCAGGAGCATAGTCAAATATAGACTTTCCATTAGCTTGAGCTTCATTAAGCTTTATGTTTTGCGGTATTGTCGTCTTGTATAACTTGCGGTCAAAAAGTTTTGCCAGTACATCGTTAATTTGTCTTGCTAACTTAGATCTCAAATCATAGAAAGTTATGACTACTCCAGATATTTCAACTTCATGATTCACGACGGAACCGATATCTCTATTAATAAAAGAAATAGCCTCTAGAAAATTATCGATTCCTTCCAAACTAAAATAACCGAGTTGGACGGGCATAATAATTTCTTTTGCTGTTAGGAATGTATTAATGGTTAAATTTCCAAAAGTGGGGGGAGTATCAAATATAATATAATCATATTTTAGATAAGATAGTTTTTTTCTTAACCTGAATTCTTTTGCTCCAACAGTACTTAGTTTCATTTCTGCAACTGCAAGAGATAAATCTGAAGGAAGGATATCTAAATTTTGTATGTAGGTTTTCTGGATTACATATTCTGCTTGAAGTGATTCATCACATAATATATCCGCTACTGTGTATTTTTTTTCTGTAGAAATTCCTAATCCTTTAGTTGAATGACCTTGAGGATCGACATCTACCAGTAAAACTTTATTACCGCATACCGCTAATCCAGCAGCTAAGTTAATAGACGTTGTAGATTTACCCACACCACCTTTTTGATTTGCAACTGCTATCGTCCTCATATACCTCATTATGTTTTGACGTAATTAAGTTTTGCTGCAAATACATACAATGTATGGCTATTTTAAATCAACAACTTTTTCTTTTCCCTTTAAACTTAAGTAAATTCTTAGATCTGACATTATCCATCTGAGGAGACCAACTGTAGTCCAGTTCAGCTACAAGAGCTCTTGCTTCTTTGTGCATGCGTAGCCATACGATATGACATATTTTATTTGCCATCTGCATGGTTATTTTTAGTTTACGTACAAGTAAAGCAGGGGTAATACGTTTGAATTTTTGAAGGAGACTATAGGCCCGTTCTTCCAAATCCTTTTCTAACATAAAAAAACAGTACCCTTGCAAATATGACTTTTGATCAACTCTAAATCGCTTTTTAAATCTTTAATTTCTTTTTGTAAACTAGTAATACGAGCATGCTGACTTTTTCTGAGTTTTTCATACCGTTCTTTCATGTCTTCGATTTCTTCGTAAGGATTACGAAACTCCTGTGGGAATAGTGCAAGCTGCATTTTCGTTTCTTTTTGTTTTGCATATGGTTTGAGGGCTATTTAAAGTTGCTAAACTTTGCCAAAACTCAAATTCTTTTGCAACAAGATTATCGATAAACCCTTGATCTCTATTGACTTGTATAATAATTCCTTTATCTCCATCGAAAGAATAATAGTATGTAAAATCTAGACCGCTGACATGGATTTGATGTTGTAGTTGAGGAAAGTAATGTTTTGGAATTTCTCCCTGCATAGCTATTGCATGGTCTTTCTTTCCAGGACATTTTATCTCCACTATTGCATCACCTTCGATCGTCATACCATCGAAAGAAGCCGCCATCCAATCAAACTCATCATGAACTCCTACAGATGGAAACATGATTAAGCCTGTTTCTTTTTCAAATTCACGTAATGCTATTGGTTCTAGATCTATGCCCCTTTGCATATACGACGTCATGGGTTGTTCATAGCATTTAATTTTTTCATCGTATAACTTCTCTATGGTTTTATAAGGATTGCTTCCAATAATTATGGAAGCATCCGAAGCACACACATGACTACGCCTAAATTCTAACCAAGATTTTGTTCTCTGTTTTATTTTAACTATCTGCATTTTCAACCTGTTTTTTTTGCTTTGAGATATTTCCTAAACAGGCATCACGCATTTTTATAAATGTTTCTTCATCTAATTCAGCCATTGAATTAATTCCTAATCCAGCTAACCTATCCCATATTTTTTGTTGGAATGGAGGAGTACATTGGTCTATGAGTTTGTTTAACTCTGTCCATTGAGTTTTATCTATCGTTTTAGGTATATTCTCGACCTTTTTGTTGACGTCAGCAATATGATCCACATGTGGTTCTGAAGCTTCTACAATGTCAGCCTGTAGCATTTCTTCTTTAGTATATAAACCTGATAAATCCCCTGGGAATGCTTTACGTAGAGCTAATGCCTCTGAAACCTTTGCTAACATAACGTGAGGCATTTGCATCCAGAAACGTGTGGGTTTTCCTTCTTTTGTTTTTTGACAATATTCGTCATAAAAAGCAGTAGCTGCAATTTCATGCCAAGTCCCATCAGATGTTTGCTTTTTTACGTAGGCAGTAGCTGAAATTAGCTTTCCATTTTCTCCATATGTATAGGTGGGTTCTCTTCCTGGAGAATACTTTCCAGTTCTTTCTGCAATTAATCGATATCCATCAATACCAGTCTGAATTGTCATCGATTCTCTTCTAAGAGAGCTGTCCCATCGCTTTACAGCATAGATTTGTCTCATAAATGGGTCTAGTCCAGTTCTTTGGCAAGCATGTAAGAATAATTCAAATTCTTCGTCATTAGAACCTTTGCAAATTGTACTTTTCAACAGATCTAATTTCTTATTATCAAAAAGAGAAGTGACAACTTGTGCCCCTGCTTTTGGTTCATATATCGCAATGCTATTCATATTAAAAATTCTCCGCTTTTTCATGATTCCTTAAAAATTCTTCCTTGAATGATTCAAAATCGTCATTGACTGCCAAAAAATCTAATTTACCTAAATTCAATTGATCTGCTAGTTTTACTGCCTCTGGTTGGGAATCAAACCAAGAATATGATAATATTCTGGTAAAGTTCAGTGTTTCGAAATGCACGACTCTAGATAAGCTTGTCACGGCCTGGTCTCTTGTTCGTTGCATTTCTTTTTCTATCATCTCATCCATAATCTGATCTTCGTATTCAAAGATTGAATAGGCGTACATAATTCCCTATTATATAATATATTCTTTAATCTGGTTTAATTCATTAGCTTGTCTATAAAATTCCCAGGATATCGATTCCAATCTCATTTGAATATCTACACAGAATTCATTTTCATCATTAGCTGCTTGTTGTAAACGATCGCTTAGTCTCTTTGCTGTCTCGATTAGCTCTTGTAAATTTGTCATATGCACAACTCCGAACATTTGGTTTGAACTCCGAACATAACTCCGAACATTAGCTGCTCGACCTGCTGAGCTTGGGGACTCAGTCACCAGGGAGCTTGCTTTGATGGTCTCATTTATGCCAAATGTCTCAATTATTTGCAAGAAAAAGATCTCACTTGCGCCAAAAATCTTGATTGGGATATGGTTAAGCTATAAGGAGAAATTATGAAACTTAAAATTTATTTAGTGCTTAACAATATGAGCATTACAGATTTTAGCAAGAATTTGAGATATAGCCGTGACCATCTTTCTAGGGTTATCAATGGCACGAAGAGAGCTTCGAAGAAATTGGCGGAAGATATTGAGAAAGCGACTAACGGGGAAGTAAAAATTGAAGAAGTACTTAGTGAATACAAAGGCAATAAAAAATGAATTTACCTTGTGAAACAGAATGGTTAGAACATAATGTATTTGTTCCTGATCAAAAAGAAACGATCATATATTTTCTTTATAGTGAAGAAGGTTAGTTGATATATATGGGTCAAACTCGTGATTTCTTCTCAAGAATGGGTTCACATTTAAGAGATGGAAAAGAGGTGAAAAAGATAAAATATTTTACGGTAGACTCATACTTTGCTGATAGAATAGAGGATAATCTCATAATATCTTATAGACCTAAATGGGAGTGAATATGGATACAGCAACAATATGGACGATCATTGGAACGGGCGTGGCAACCGTGGCAATCATCTACACATTTCTGAGAAATTTCAAAACAGACATCAATTTGCATATTGATCGAATCGAGAAACAACTCAGCGAATCAAATTCAAAAATGGATCAGCGTGTTATGGAAACGAATAAGCGCATGGATGGGGTTTATCATCTGCTTTTGAAGAGGACAGAAAACCAATCTTAACTAAATCTTAAAAATCCTTGGATTTTAAGAAATTTTGAGCTACCGTAAATTCTTGTCAAAAAAGAATTTACATGACGACAAGAAATAATTTTAAAATTGAGTATAAAAAAAAAACCCAGATGAACGGTCTGGGTTTTGAGTCAAATGCCTTAAAGCGTAAGATAAGGCGCAACAAAGTTATGCCTTCATTGTATCGTTGCATGTTTTTATATGCAATCGCTTTCTCGCATTTTTCTCCAAAACATGGAGATTTTATTATGATTAGATTAGAGAGTCCGATATTTATCGTGGAGTACTTCCTTTTTCAGAGTGAAGGTCCGATAATGCAAATGATGTCACTAAACATCAGTACGTTATCACAAAATGATTTTATTGTCAATAAATGTTTATATATAGTCATATCTTTAGATATTGTTAATTCTATTTTTTGTGTCGAGGGGGTTAACAATGTCTAGATTCATCAAATTCATCCCCTCCGAAAAATCAGATTTTCTTCAGCAGAATTATCCAAATGCTTTTTTATTGCTGTGCTTAATCGCTAAAAGGGCACGCCGTATAAGTAATCAGCCCGATGGATTAATAATAGGCGATGCAATTTTAGGGGACCCTATATCAGCCGGTTTGAGTCGCCAACAATATCGCACGGCTTTGGAAAAGTTGGTTGAATTGGAATACATAGAAATTATCTATAACGGAAAGAATTTTCTAAAACGTGAAAAATCAACCATCAAAGTAACCATCTCTGGAATGCTTGTAAACTTAAAAGACTCAAGCATTTGGGATATAAACGCAGAAGAGAGCAACCAACATATAAACCAACGATCAACCAACGATCAACCAACGAGCAACCATAAACAAGAAAGAATAAGAAAGAAGAAGAAAGAAGAAGAAGAACACACACCCCCTTACCCCCAAACTCAAGAAATACCAATGGAAGCTAAAAAGGTGAGTGGGAGTGATTTTTCTTCTTATTCATTTTCTCCTAAGATGAAGAAAACAGAACCTGAAGAAGAAAAAGAACCCATTCAGAAAACTTTTGAACTTAAGCAAAAGTTTGGAGAACTCGAAGTCGTTGAATTGACTTATTGCCAATATCAAAAACTTATGAAAATCATGTCCAAAGAAGAATTCATTTTCTGGGTCAATCAGCTAGAGATAGAAATAGAGCGTAAAGGAATTAAGGAATTCAACCAAAAAAATCAATCCCACTATGCAGGCATATTAGCGTTTAAACAATATCGAGACAGTAAAGGGACTGGATATAAATCAAATCCTTCAAATTCAGTGGATAAAAATATTGAACAAGCAAAGTTTATCGAGAAAAATTTTAGATCTAGTCATTATCGACTAGACCTCCTCTCAGGAGGAGTTGAATTTGTCCCGTTGAGTGGAAATGGCGCTGAAGTGAAAGGATTAAAATATAGCGATAACAGATTCATAGATCAAATTCAAAATGAAGCACATAAGAAAGGATTTAAACGTAAATGAAAGAACTCAAGGTGACAATGTCAAATGAAATGCAAACCGGATTTTTAGAAATTAACCAACTTTTTCAGATGCATAAATCTTACTTAGATAGCATGGTGGGAAAACAAAAAGATCAGCCGATCGATGAATTTATCGATTCTCAAATGAGTTTATTAATTTCCTTATGTGTTTCTCATTTGGAAAGAATCAAGTTGAATTTAATAAAATCTAGTTGTGAATGGAATATTATTAAAAATAAGAACCAGCAAGAGGAATAAAATGATTGTTAAATTCAAAAATGAAGAATATTTAGTTTATTTGAATATAGATAAAGTAAAAAGTTTTGGGACAGAAGGAAGCAATAAAATTTTATTTGTTTTCGAAAATGCTCACCATATTTGCAAATTTAAATCAGTTGATGACAGAGATAAAGCGCTTGATCGTCTAGAAGATTATATTCGATTTCAACGCTTAATGTGTGATTTGACGGATTTTTATGAAATGAAAACGGGCTAGGTATATTAGTCCCTAGCCCTAGACAATCCCTAAAACTTAATCAACAAGGAGGTATGCGATACCTTAGCACTCTTATACCAAAAGTGCTAATTATTTCTTGACTAATTTCTTGGACTATGGGCAGCATGAACTTAAACGATTCATATAGATTGTTATGAAACTGACAAGGCATAAATTCAAGGCAGTGGCATCTGAAAGGGACGGTAAGAAATTTCCATCTAAGCTGGAAGCGCGCTATTATGAGAAGCTAAAACTCAGGCAATCAGCGGGAGAGGTATTATTCTTCCTGCGGCAGTGTCCAATTGATTTGCCCGGTGGCGTAACTTATCGAGTCGATTTTGTTGAGTTTCTTGCTGATGGAACAGTTGAATTTGTAGATTGTAAAGGCATGGAAACGCCTGTTAGCACTCTTAAAATTAAGCAGGTGAAAGAAATATATCCGATCGAAATCAAGATCGTAAAAAAGGTGTGATCAATAATATACGCAGGAGCTAAGAGCAGGAAAGATGCTGGAAAAAGAAAGAGCTGAAGATCATCCTTTTCCCAATGTAGAATTAAATTTGATTATGAATTTGGGTAACAAAAGAACCATAACCAAAGAAGAATTGGAAATAATCTCTAATTTATTGAGAAAATATTTAGGTTTAAGAACTTCTTTTTTTCACGAGAATTGAATGCAACCTCATCTTTATAAACGCTATGTTAAAATCAAAGCATCATGGAAAAAATTTAAAAAATTGCGATCTCATCCGGAAAATTATAGCGTCGATCACCCCGATTTTCTCACCGTAACTAAGAGAGAAAATGCTATTGAGGATCTACTAGCAATCATAGATTTATCTATATCAAAAAAAATATGATTAAACGTCTGATCAAACGAATTAAAGATTTCTTCGATAGGTATAACCGAAAACCCCCCTTTGCGTTTTAAAAAATATGTCAGATACCACGAAGATTGAACTTTCTGCGGAAGATGTAATGAACTTGATTTGCGAGAGGGCTATTCATAAAAATGGATTTTGCTTTAGCTCAAATTCTTCATTTTTATCCATCATGAGCCTTATAGCTTCAGAAATGAATAAAGAGGCAATAAATGATAGATCAGATCTCACATGACCAAATTATAGCTAAAATTCAGCATTTTGCAGATAACTTGCAGCAACGAAAATTGGACAAAGAGATCTTATCTATTTTAATTGAAGATAAACCTTTAAAATCAGACATACTAAACGAAATTTTAATTTACGAAGAAATTATTCAAGAATATTATGATGATTTTAGGAATATACTAACAAAATGAGTTAGTTATGCAAAACATTAGCATCCTATTCTTGTTATTGCTAACAAGCTGCACATTCTCGATTAATTTGGTGCATACTCAGGGAAAAGCTTCGGATGTGGTAGATGAAGTGCAAAGAACTGATGCGGATATTAAACCAGATATAACAATACCTGCGCTATGAAATGCGATATATGTAATGAAGAGATTCAACACATTGAAACATATGGATCATTTTATTACTGTGGAAAATGCGATAAAACCTATGAAGATGAACAGAAAAACGATACAAAACCATTCCGATTTTCAGTAGATATAGCAAGAAAAATAAGAGATAAATATTTCAAAAATAAGAAGAAGATATGAGCCCATTCAAGTCCAAATCCCAACAAAAATTCCTTTTTGCTAATAAACCTGAAGTAGCTAAAGAATTTGCTGAACACACTAGTAAAGAAAGAATGAAGAAATTACCGAAGAAAGTGAATAAGAGGGAAAAATAATGCATAAAAAAATTATGGAGAAAGCTTCTAAATCTCTTAAGAAAGATGCAGAGCATTATGGTAAAGAAGCTAAGAAAGCCAAGGGATCTAAGAAGAAACATGAACTTGTTGAAAAACGAGAAGCAATGTCTGCTGCTAAGGATCTGAAAAAACGCGCTAAAAAAGCACACGAATATTAGAAATGTTCTCAGAGATAAGTGTTACAATCAAAGATGACGAGAAGCGGTTGAATAAGAAGTTTCCATCTTATGAAAAAATCACGGTAGATGAAGATGATCCGGTTATTAAAGAGTGCATAAGAGAAACATTGGAAAATTTTGACGGAACACCAGATAGCATTAAAGTTACTATAACAATGGAATTGCAGTAATGGCTAGAAAACCGACGGGCAATCCTGTAGGAAATCCTCCAAAAGATATAGATTTTTCGATATTCGAGCTGCTTTGTGCAGATTGGTGCACAACAGCAGAAATTGCAGCTCGTCTAAAAATTAGTGATGATACTTTAAGACGAAGAGTACAAGCTCATTACGGGGAAGATTACGCGGTAGTCTATAAAAGAATGTTCGATGCAGGAACTCCATCATTTAGAAGAGAAAGACGTGTATTATCTAAAAGAAATGCAAATATGAGTATTTGGCTTGGTAAAGTTCATCTTGGAGAAAAAGATTTTGAAGAAAAACAAGTTACAACTATCAATATCAATACAATAGATTATTCTAAGGCTTAAAATGAACAGTAGAGAAATAACTCTTCCGTACATGTTTAAACCCAGGAAGTATCAATTACCTTTCTTAGCTGCTTTAGATCAAGGAAAAAAACGCATAGTTGCAGTTCTTCATAGAGGTGCTGGTAAAGATTTAATGGCCCTCAATTGGATTATCAAAACAGCAATTCAAAAACCTGCAGTCTATTTGCATTGCTTTCCCAAATATTCTCAAGGAAAGAAAGCTATCTGGAATAGCGTCCATCAAACAGATGATGGCGAATCTATGTCCTATTTAGATCATATTCCTCCAGAACTCATTCGAAATAAAGATTCATCAGAAATGCGTATAACCTTCATAAATGGAAGTGTTTACTGCATTATGGGAATGGATGGAAAGAACGCTACTCAAGCACGTGGGATGAATCCATCTTGCGTTATCATGTCTGAATATGCATTCATGGATCCTGAATCTTGGTATACAATTGAGCCTCGTGTTACTCAAAATAATGGCACAGCAATATTTCTAAGCACGCCTAATGGACAAAATCATTTCTATGATCTTTATAATTTCGCAAAGGAAAAATCTAAGGAGAATAAGGATTGGTTCTCTAATCTTCTAACTATCGATGACACAGGTGCAGTAGATCCAAAACATATTAAAGAATTAAGAGATCAAGGATATCCAGAAGATTTTATCCAACAAGAATATTACTGCTCATTCACCCGAGGGGCACAAGGCTCCTATTATGGAAAACAAATTCAAGAGTCACGTGATGATGGAAGAATATGTAAGGTAAGCATAGATAAATCATTACCTTGTTTTACTGCGTGGGATATAGGAGTTGGAGATTCATCGGCAATTTGGATTGGACAGCAACTTAGCAATGGGAAAATAACTTTACTGGATTATTATGAAAATCATGGAGTTGGACTCGACCATTACATTAACTATCTTGATAAGTTCCGTAATAAACATGATATTATTTGGGGCACTCATTATGTGCCTCATGATATGAGAAATAGAGAATTCACTTCAGGAATTTCTCGTCTTGAAATAGCTGAAAATCTTGGATATAAGATGACTCCTGTTGTTAAAGACAACCAAGCATACAGTTTTGAAGTAGGTATACAATGTGTCAGATCTACTCTATCCAATTGTATATTCGATGCTGAGAGTTGTAAATTTGGTATAAAATGTCTTGATCTATACCGAAAGAAATTCAATGAAACCCTCAAAGTTTACTCAGATGAACCTTGTCATGATCGTTATTCTCATGGGGCTGATGCCTTTAGGATGGCATGTGTAGGTATTAAAGAACTTGGTAATTCAAGAAAACTGAGTTCTGACCAGATTAAAGAAATGAGAAAGAAATTTTTAGGATATTGATGATTCCATACGGCAAAGAAAGAAGAAAAGAAAAAGTTATACCACGTATTATAATTAATATAAAGGTAATGGAAGAATGGATAAAAGAATGCGAAGAAAACATAATTAAGCAAGAAAGAATGATAGAATTGATAAAACAAGAAATACAGAATGAAAAAGAAAATATAAACATATACGAATTAGGCATCATGCAAATGAAAATGAGCATACTAAAATTAGAGAAATATAATGACTGAGAAATTTGAAATCAAAAACAAATGGATACGTATAGGAACTCATCTTTTTGATATCGAAGATATGAAAGGATGTTGGATTCAAAAGAATCATCTCATCATTGAGTTAGAATTTAAGCACGACAATGTTGTTTATCATTTTAAAGATAGATTTCAATGTGAAAATGCATTTAATGAATTATGTGAATCGAAAGAAGCAATCGTTATAGAGGCTAATGCAGATTACAATCCTGACATTATGAAGACTTTCTATGGTGATCAATTCGATAGAGAGATAAAAATGATGCGGTGCTATGAAATAGATAGATTAAAGATCAGGCATCAAAAAAAACTAGATAAACTAATACAAGAAGTTGAGCAAATGAAGAAAATTATTGGAAAGCGAGCTAAGGATAATGGATGAATTACAAGAGTTAAGAGAAATCCGTGATGAATTTAGCACCTCACTAATTAAATTCATAGAAAAGCATAATTTAAATTTGAATGTGGTATATTCACTTTTGCTTGGGTATGGATGTTCCATATATAAGACGTGTAATTCAGATATTCAAAATCTTTTGAAAGATATAGAAAATATATATGCATCCTTGCCCCCACCTATTGAGGATATAGATGACAACACCAACCAGTAATCCAATAGCACGCGAGTTAAATGATTTTTGGCAACAAACTCAAAGTCTCGCGCAACAATTTTGGTATGAGGCCGATCTAGATACCAAGTTTGTTGTAGGAATGCAGGATTATCAAAATTATTTCTATGGAACCAATTATCAAAACAGGAAGCAACTTGTATATAATAAAATCCTTCGCCTTATCAATATGGTGGGGGGTTATCAACGTGATCATAGGTTGCAGTCTCTTATTAGTAGCTCAGATAATGATCCTGATCTTGGAGAAACCGCTGATAATCGTTCCACAGTTCTCAATTGGTGCATGAGGCAAGATAATACATATGACAAAATTAGTGATTGTTTTGATGGATCAAATATATGTGGCCTAAATTTAATGTCAATATGGATGGACTTTCGTGAAGATCCTGAAAATGGTTGTATTCGTACCGATAGATTGCCCTTTTCATCTTTTATCATGGACCCTTATTGGACTAAGCAGGATCTGTCTGATTGTGGAAGAATATGGACAAGAAAATACTTAACGAAACAACAAATTGATGCAATATTTCCAGGAGTTAGTAAAGAAGTACCCGCTTTGCAGACTGGTTATGCGAGTATGGATGGAAAATTTCAATATCTCGCTCAAAATTGGTATCAATATAACGTACAAATGTATGCTTATGATGAATATTGGGTTCAAGATTACAAAGATACGAGAAAATTACTAGATACAAGATCTGGAGAAGTAGCCCCTTGGAATGGAACAAAAGAACAGTTCCAACTTCTACTTAGGATTAATCCGAATGTTAAACTTATTAAAGCGCGTATACCTACAATTCGTCATTATGTGCTTGTTAATAATAATATCATGTATGAAGAACAAAGTCCTTGGGGTCTTAATCGCATGCCTTTTAGCGTTTCTGTGGCTTATATGTTCCCTGAAGTGCAAAACTATGCTTACAGGCATTTTGGGCTAGTAAGAAATATTCGTGATCCACAAATAGAAACAAACCGCAGGCGCAACAGACTATTAGATATGCTAGACGCCCAAGTGCAAAGCGGAATTGCAGTCAAAGAAGACGCTCTTGTAAATCCAGAAGATGGATTCATGCAAGGACCTGGACGAGTAATGTTTTTCAAAAACAGTGCTAATTTAGCTACTGATATGAAAGAGTTTCCACCTCCTCCAGTAGGATCAGGATGGCTGGAACTTATTCAAACAATTGAAAAAGAGATCATGGATATTATTGGACCTGAAGAACTTTTTGCTCAAAATTTAGGAGCAAAAGAAATGTCTGGAGTTTTGTTGAAACTAAAAATGGGAGCAGGTTTAACAGGTTTAAGAAGTCTATTCGATAAACTCAATACATTTCAAAAATGTGTAAGTGAGATTATAGACGATCTTGTGGTAAATAATTTTTCAGAAGGAAAAGTTGCACATATATTAGGTAAACAGCCTTCTGAACACTTCTTCGAAAAAGAATTCCAGAAATTTAATGTAGTTATTGAAGAAGGCGAGATGACATCTTCACAACGTGAATTCAAATTACTACAAGCACTTCAAATCAAACAGATCATGCCAGATGCAATTTCAGACGATTATATTTTGGGACTCACAAATCTTCAGGATAAAAAACAACTTATCGAAGCTAGAAAACAATCGATGCAACAACAATCACAGATGCAACAATCACAAGCTGAGCAAGCTATGCAACAACAAGCTATGCTAGCTAAGAGTCTTGAAGCTAAGGCTAAATCTGATTTAGCTTCAGCAGATGAAAAGAGAATGAAAAGTTTGACAGATGTTGGATTGGCTCATCATCATGAGGCTATGGCAATGCATGATAGAGCAAAAGCTGGTCTTGATAACGCAAAAGCTATACGAGAACTAAATGAAATGGGTGATAAACGTCTGATGAATCTTGCTGATTTCATAGTAAACTTACAAGAAAGACAACAAGAAATGCAGTTAAGAGAAGATGATTCAAATATGAATATGATTACCAGTCAAAATCAAAACTCATCTCAAACAGCTGCAATGCAATAAAATTATTGATTAATGTACAAAAATCATATATAAATAAAATTTTGAATAATGATGTTTTATACTAGGAGAAAACATTATGAAAGAACAAGCAAAAAGCACGCCAAACCGTGCTAGGAAAGAAGAAAAATCTTATCCATATAAGCATAACGAACAATATAACACTAAACCTGATAAGGCTGAACGTGAAGGTAACGCTAGAAAATCAGCTAATCCCGATCGTGGTCCTCCAATGATGTTCGGTGAACATAAGTTCGATAAAGGCTACGAATCTGATGCAGATGTTTTTGCTAGAGGTTCTTCTTATCCTGATGATGAACAACGTGGAAATGAATATGTTTCAATGAATAGGGAAATTATTCATCGCGATTCAAAAGCATTGGAAAGAGATAAATTTAGCAAGATTCATTAATATGATTAATGTTCCTTATGAGACAAGTGGTCAAAAGTTAGGAGAAACACGTTTAGCTTTGACTAAAACTCTAATGAGTGAACATTTACCGGATGCTATCAATAAGTGTAAGCATATCAGGGGTAAATATTATATTTTGGTTCATTCGAAACCTTTTCCAGATCACTTACAAGATATTAATTTTAAAGTGAATGGAGTGATAGTAGAAACGAACAAAAAGAAAATTAAGCAGTCGATAATAGCCGGTATTCCTTCAAAGCCTCAAATGATGTTATCCACATTGTTATTTGGTGTAGATAATGAAAGTGGAATATTGACCCTAGAATGGGCGCTTCCTGGTGATTGGCCTACTTGGTCAGTAGGAGGAACAAATGTACCTATTCCAGAAACGATAGCAAGTATTGAAGCATCAGGAATTAAATATCGCTATGAAGATTTCTTGCCTCTAACCTAGATTTAGTTATTGGAGACATCCATTAGGGTTAATAGTTATAGAATGGATGGAATTGCCTAGGAGATCGTAAATTTATGCTTATGACAAGCATTACCCTTAAAAAAGGATGTCATCGTAGAGGTGGATTACGTAAATAACCACCACGTTATAGACAAATAATTTTTTCAGCGTCGACGGCCTCCAATGTGGAGTTAAAACGGTCGCTATGGGCATAACCGAACCGGTGCCAGGTTCAAAAGGAAATTAAATGTCAGATGAAGTCGAAGCCGTAGAAGAAGTTTCTGCGGTAGAAGAGCAAGTCGCAGAACAAGTTGCAGTCAAAGAGGAATCTAAAGAGGATTCTAATACAATTAATTGGCGTCAAGCAAACGAAGTCATGAGGCTGCAAAAGCAGCGTATTGAAGAGCTCGAAAGAGCCCATCAAGATCGTGTTCATGTACAACAACAAAGTATAGAAGAACCCGATGAATTCGCTAACGAAGACCCAGATAATTATATTACTGTTGATAAAGCCCGTAAAATGGCAGAGAAAGCAGCCGAAAAGAAGGCGAAAACTTACGCTCAACAGGCCGTACAAGAATATGCTCAGCAACAGACAGTAGCTATGTCTGAAGAAAGAGCCCGTTCGAAGTTTGATGACTATGACTATGTGATGGAAAACTTTGCTCTTCCAATGATTAAAAACGACCCTGCTCTTGCATATAAGATTCAGCACTCAAAGAATCCTGCTGAAACTGCATATAAGCTAGGTAAATTATCTGATAGTTATGAGGAAACAATGGCAAAGACAGCATTAAGCCCTAAAGCTGAAAAGATCTTGAAAAATTCTCAAAGGCCAACGAGCTCAAATGCTGCTGGCTCCCTCAAAACTCAGGCAGATAAGTACGCTAATATGTCACAAGCAGAAATCTGGGCTGAATCTCAAAAGTATGCGCGCAGGGCTTAAAATTGGATTTTAAGCAATGACAATTACTACAAGTAACGCATTGCCACCGCCTAACCTTTGATATGGGCGGTATAAACTTTGGGTAATTGACTTGGAAGTCCTCACTTATCTAAGAAGGATAACAAGGCGGAAGATGACACGCATAATCAATAAAACTAAATGGAAAAAGATTAAGAAAGATTATCAAAGAGTGATGCAAACGATGACTCTTGATGAATGTAATGGCGTTGTATTTGTTATGCAACATTACCGTAAACGACTAAATCCCGAAGGCGTTTTAAACGCATGTGATAGTCTGAACCTAATCGAAAGATTGGGAGGATAGTTGAAGCGCTATCCCGCCAGTTGTACGATAAAATCGTACAATTGGTCATAAAGTAACAGAAAGGTACAACAGTGGTTTGACAATGTGTTGTTAAGCAGGCCAATGCCTAAGCTTATACACAAGCAAATGGCTATGAAGAAAGAGTTACCTCCTAATTCAGGCCGTATTGCTCGCTATCGTCGTTATACGAATTTAGCGACCGCAACAGTTCCACTTCCTGATTCTGGTTTGACTCCTCCAGGTCAAATCTTAAATGCTGTGGATATTGACGCAAGACTTGATTTTTACGGTAATGAAGGGGAGCTCCTAAAAGCAGCTTAAAAGTGCCGTAAATGGTTGATGCCCATTGACTTATGTAACTATTACAGATTCTGTAATGTTCATCAACCAAGATCCTAAACTTTATGGGATCTTTAAATCTCTGGTAATTGACTTGGAAGCCCTAGGAAATAGATGAAGCGAGTAATAAATAAGACTAAGTGGAAAAAGATTAAGAAGAATTATCAAAGGATTACGCAAAGCGTATTTCTAGATGAGGAAGAAGGTTTTATTTATGTATGGCATCATTATCAATTGAAGACTAAAGAAGGGTGACAAGGGGCAAGATTATGCAAGATATTACAAGCATTGATAGATTTACTAATAGGGAAACACAAATCTTAAATGGATTACTCCATAGATGGGAACCTAAAAAAGAATCATTTGATGAATTCTGTAATAAAATATTTAATAATCAGCCTGATCGACTAAGTCCAGAGACCCGCAAGGGAAGCGATAGTCAGATCCGCGACCATAAATAAAATCGCGGAGGGAAGTTGAAGAGCTTCCCCGCCATGGTAACATGGTCACAAAAGTAACAGATTGGTATTGAATCAAACAGTTTCCCTCTTAGCGCAATCTATGAGAGAAACAGAAGACGAATTAATTCGTAATATGTTGGCCTCTACCGCTTCCGTAATCAACTGTACTGGAGGGGTTAATGGCGACAATCCTACCGAATTATCTCGCAGCGATATTGACGCTACAATCTTAGCATTGCTCGGTAACGATGCAATCATGATCAGCGATAATATCGAGGGTACACTGAAGTTTGGTACAGCTCCAGTTCGTGAAGCGTTCTGGGGTATGATGAATACTGCTATTCTTGATGATTTAGAAGCTGTAACAGGTTTCATTTCTCAAGCGCAATATCCATCTAATATGAATGTGTTGAATGCTGAATGGGGTTCTGTTTCAAATATCCGTTTCTTGTACAGCTCGAAAGGGTCTGTTACACCTAACGCATCTTTGAATGGTAATAATATTTATAATATTTTTGTTACAGGACAAGAAGCCTATGCGATGATTGAGCTTACCAATGCAACGGCAAGCTTTATTTACACGCCTCCAGGAGGTCCAACAGATCCTCTACGTAGGTTGCAACTTGGAGCTTGGAAAATGGCGCAAGTACCTCGAATCTTAAATGACGCTTGGATTTTCAATCTACGCGCTACACATTCATAGGAGGTAGATTATGACTTTTCCAGGACGTGATATGAGACAGGGAACTTTCACCGTGGGCGAGGTAGTACCTACAACTGTGAAAGTTAATTGCGGATTCGTACCAACTAAAGTTGAATTAATCAACATGACGTTGCTTAATACTACAATGGCGGGAGGTCCCCCAGTTGTTAATCCAGGTGCAAACTATCTAACATTTAGAGCGACATGGATGGAGCAATTTGCTTCTTCTGTGACTCCATTTACAATGTTGGAAGCATTAAGTCCAAGTGCTGCAACAATTTCGTTAGGTCGTGTAACAACTAATGGAATTTCAGCATATAAAGGCCAAGTAACACCAAGAACTTTGAATCAAAACGAATTAGTTTTGGGACCAATTATTGCTGGTAGTAATACAGCTATTGGAACGGGTACTTTTACAATAGCATCTACGGCCACACTTTATGTTGGCGCTACAATCTTGATGACAAGAAACAGCGTTAACAAACAACTTGGTGGTCTGTATTTTACTGTTGCAACAATTCCAAGCTCAACAACATTCACCATTGCTAATGCTGGATGGTTGAACACAGCTAATTTCACGAACGGTGCGGAAACGTTCAACGTTCAATTAGTTATGGTTCCTCCTTATTTTTATCCATCACTGGCAACCGTTGTTAATATTTCTCAGGCTAATCCTGCAGTTGTAACAACATCGGTTAATCTTGGTTTGACTATTGGACAAGAGGTTCGGCTTCGTGTTCCGCAAGCCTTTGGTATGACTCAAGCAAATAATGTAATAGGAATTATATCTGCTGTGAGTGGAAACCAAATTACACTTGGAGGAACAACAGGAGCATTTAGTTTAAATAACGGAGTGGATTCATCTGCTTGGACTGCTTTTGCATGGCCAGCTGTAACAGTTCCTCCTTCTTTAAACTATGCAACTTTGACTCCAATTGGTTCAGGTCCCACAATATCGCAAAATCTTCTTTACAATGATGATTTGCTAGGAGATGCAACACAAAACATCTCTTTTGATGGATTTATTGTTGGATCTAGCGTTCTTAATACTCCTTCCACTACTGTTTTTGGTGTTACAGCCGGAGACGTTTTTGCATGGACAGCATGGAGAGCGGATCAATAAATGAGTTTTGTACCGGATAGATCAAATATTACGGACATTACCAATGCAAGCCCTGCGGTTGTGACCACAAGCACGCCGCATGGCTTGTCAACTGGAATGATTGTGAGAACAGTTGTGCCAAATAATTATGGTATGTACCAAATGAACGGACAGCAAGCACAAGTAACCGTGTTAAACCCCACTTCTTTTGCATGCTATCAAACTTTGGTTCCCACTTTGGTTCCTATTGATTCCACCAATTACAACACATTTTCTGCTCCAGCAATTCCTAATCTTTTATCTCAAGTATTGCCAATGGGAGAAGGTTCACATCCTATCAATGATATTGAATGGCAAAGAGTAAATGGATATTGCGAAAGCAACTTAGATGATGTGGTTTATAACAATTCAACAACAGAAATACCATTTTAGGAGAAAAAACATGGCAAAAGGAATGATTCAAACAGTTGATCAAGTAAGAGACCCATTAATTCACAAAAGAATTAATAAAAAACCAGTGAATGTAAATTCTGTTTTCGCAATGACTGCAGAAAATGATTATAAAGTCAGAGGGCAGTATGTAAATGTAGAATATCCTGGATTAACTCAAAAAATAAGTATAAAGTTATATAAAGATATGGCTTATTTTAACGAGGTTTTGGAAGATGGAAAATCGGTTGTTATTCCTTTATCTGTAGCTAGATGGATAAACGAAGAAATGGGATACGATCAGCATTCCTATATCCAAGATGACAAAGGAAATCCAATTAAAATGGGTAAGAAAATACCTAGGGGTAAATTTATCATCGAAGAGCATTTAAAATAGGATTGTAAAGAAGTTTTAAATTTGAGGATCTATGTCAACTTGGGATCTAAATCGTCTTAGATATGCTATCAGAAAGATAACAGGTAAGTATGATACAAATCAACTTCCTGATACTTCAGTTGGAGAAGTTAATATCTCTAATCCTGCTGGAATAGATGATTATATCAATGATTTTTATCTCTATGATATGCCAGAGCATTTTAGAACTTTAAAGTTAAGAGATTTTTTCACATTTTCGACAATTCCGAATTGTGGAACATATGCAGTTCCTGAGAATATCTACGAGATTTATGATCCCATCTATATTGATAACTATCAATTTCGATGGTATCAATACCCTCAAGAGTTTTATCAAGTATGGCCTGAACTTAATTTCACTGATCAAAATCGTTTTATACCAAACGGAATTATTTCAACTTTTCCTCCATTTACTTTAACTCAAACTCCAATACAACAAGGAACTGTTGTAATAGGTTTGACACCCAATATTGATGGTCAAAATCCTGGAGCATTAGAAACTTTTACGGATCAAGATCAGCCCGTACCTTTAGATATTCCCCAACAACAATATTTCAACAATCCTGGCCTTCTTATTAGTAATCAATACAATGGTCCTTTGCCTCCTCCTAATCCAGGGGTTACCCCAGGAACTGGAATCATTGATTATTTGACCGGATTAGTAACATTAAGTTATATGAACGCTCCGCCTAACGGGACAACTTCATCTTGTCATTATCATCCGTATGTAGCTTCTAGATCGAGAGATATTCTTTTCTGGAATCAAAACTTATATATTCGTCCAATTCCTAATGATACATATTTTGTTAAAGTTATGGCATATATGATGCCGACAACTGTTATTTCAGCAGCTACGAATGCAACTATTAGACCTTCTCTTTATGTTGATCCAGCAACTACACCAAGTAGTGCACCAACAAGTACTACGATTCAAGTCCAAGGTTTTACGGGTAATAGTGGAAGTCTTCCAACCGATTTGCCCCAATTTAATGAATGGTGGCAACTCATATCTTATGGTGCATCCATTAAGATTTTTATCGAGGATGGTGATTGGGAAGAAGCTAACCGCATTAAGCCAATATTCGAAGAACAAAAGATGCTCGCACAAAGAAAAACTTTAAGACAGTTGGCTCACCAACGTATACCTACAGTATATAGTTCAAACACTGCTAGGAGTGATACATGGCCGATTTTCCCAATTTATTAATTTGTATGGATTATTTTAAATTATGTGATAAAGGTTTTGAACATATGGCTTCAGTACCTACCTACGATGATGCATATGATGCAACAGAACAATATATGGAATCTTCGTGTTATTCAGCATATGCGATCACGAGATATAAAAGGTTTCCAGGTCAAGAAGATGCTTATGCTATTCTTGTATTACCTAAATTGAGGATTTATGAATAAATGGCCTGTTAAAACATATTTAGCCAATCCTTATGATTCAAAAAAAGATCATAAAGGTAAGAAAACTCATCTTACTCCGGATGGAAGAATTTGGAAAAATGATTATCTTAAATTTGATATGACATCACAAAGAGGAAATAAATGATATGGCTAACACATACACGGACACGCCTATTGCAAGTCATACTTTGGCAGCTGATCAGCCAGTAATTGAGGGTAATTTTCTTTATTTAGCAAATACTCTTGGAACTTCAAATGGTAAAAATGGTGATCATCAAATAGCTTTGACAGGTGTGGATACTACGCAATTTGAGGGAAGACATAGGCAAGTTTGTTTGAATAATCGTCATGGTGCAGCTCCAACCGTAGCAGGTATAGGAGATGGAACGAATGCCTTAATTTATGCGGATGATGGAAATATTTTTTTTGGAAGTGTTACGGGAACGGGGGCTTTTCAACTAACGACTTATAATGGAGGAGCTAACTTTGGAGGTTATGCCACAATTGCAACAGCAGGTTTTAAAACTGTGAGAGGTGCGGGATGGACATTTCTTCCTGGAGGATTAATTTATCAATATGGTTATATCCAAAGTCCTGGAGCGGTTGAAAAAATGAAATTTCCAATTCCTTTCCCAACAAACGTTATGGGTGTTTTTTTAACTTTAGCGAGAACAGCATCAGGAGGAGATAGCGTTTGGATTGATACTAGTGGAACTAATAACCTAAATCAATTTCAAATTAAAAGTTCAACCAGCACTGCGGATTATATTTATTTTACTGCAATAGGGAACTAATGGCATACGAACCCCATTTAGTAACACCTTTTGAAAATAGTGGCCTTAAGAAATGGTATAAGCCATTTTTAATCGGTCAAAAAGCTTTTCCTGTAATTGAAAATGCCTATGCTCGTAGGGGAATAGTTAGAAAAAGAGAAGGTTATCAACTTCTAGCAACTTTACCTGATGCTGATAAACCTGTTCAAGGATTAAAAAATTGGATAAATCCTTCTACATTAGGAGAAAGACTTTTAGCTTTCAGTCTTACTAAATCTTACTTATTCGATGATTCAACACAGACATTTAATAATGTAACATTTAGGTTTGGTGGAGGAGCTTTTAGTTTTACAAATGGTACGAATGACTATTTTTGGACATCTAATTTTGCTGGTTCAATGTGGGAAACCAACAATCTAACAGCGGATGGAATAAATTATTGGAATTTAGCAAATAATTGGACAAATTTTCGGCCGATCGTTAGCGGAACAGTTGTTTTAAATGCAGCCTTAATTATCCTTCCATATAAGGGAAGATTGGTTGTATTGAACACAACAGAAGATACCGCACCATTTCCAAATAGAGCTCGTTGGAGTCAATTAGGTACTCCTTATGTTTTAAGTGATGCGACTCACGCTCCTGCCCCAGGTTTCGGAGTAGATGCAACCGCATGGCGATCTGATATAGTTGGTAAAGGTGGTTTCATTGATGCTGACACCTCCGAAAGAATAGTAAGTGCTGAAATAATAAAAGATACTTTAATTGTCTTTTTTCAAAGATCAACTTGGCGCCTTAGATATACCGGTAACGAAATTCTTCCTTTCATTTGGGAGCGTTTAAATACTCAATATGGTGCAGAATCCACATATAGTAATGTCGCATTTGATGAAGCAGCATTAGCATTTAGCCGTTATGGTTGGATTGGATCTACTACAAATGACGTAGCACGAATAGATTTAGATATCCCGGATGATTCTTTTGCAATTGAAGGAACGAATGTAAACATTACAGGATTAAATAAAGTCCAAGGAATAAGAGATTTCTTTAGAAATTTCGCTTATTGGACATATATCCCCATTGGTGCAACTACAGCCAATCAAATCTACGCATATAATTATATTGATAAATCATGGACTATATTTGACCCTTCAGTACCAATAAATGTTTTTGGAACGTATAGAAATACGGCTGGAGATCTTACATGGTCAGTATTTACAAAACCGACAGATACATGGGATAATTTTGGGGTAACTACAATTTGGAGTGATCTGGGTTCAGGACAGAATGAGGATTTTCCCTATATAATTGGTGGAGATTTAAATGGAAATGTCTATTTAATGTTTGAATTCTTCAACGCACCGGCTACAGATGACGGAACAAACTTTAATTTCAATATTCTGACATCTCGATTTAATCCTTACTTCAATCAAGGGGCAAAATGTAGATTAGGATATGTCGATCTTTATTGTACTTCATTTCCTGGTGGAGAAATCACAATAAATCATTTTGTTGATGACCAGCAAACTCCGATATTTACCAGGAAATTGGAATTATTTAGCAGAGGAGTAATTCAAATATCGAATATCACGCCAGGAAATCCAACCCTAATAACAACGACAACCCAACATTTTCTTTCAACGAATGAGGAAGCAACTATCTCTGATATAGTGGGAAACATAGGTGGAATTCTTAATAATAATACATATATTGTAACCGTGATTGACACATTTAATTTTACAATTCCAGTTAATACAACAGGATATTCCTATAACTCTGCGGGATTTGTTTATAACAAGAGCGATCAGGACGGTGATGTAACATATACTAGAATTTTTCTAGGTGCAGTAGCTCAT